ATTCGCCAAGGCGAACGAAAGCGCGGAATCCATGGTAGAGCGGCTGAAAACTGTTGCCGATGCTGTTGACCCGATGCGCTCATTACGCGAGGAATATGAGCTCACCATTAACGCAATCAATGATCTGTCTTTAATACCGGACATAGAGAAAAAGATAAACCTCGACCTTTCGGATCTTGAGCAAAAAGTTACTGCAAAGTTTGAGGTAGATGTTTCTAACATTGAGAGCGCAAAGACCGCAATCGGCAATCTCGGCATATCATTCGAAGAACTGAAAATTCAGGGTATCGATGCAGTAAACGACGCGATGTCAAGCTTTATTGACGATCTGGTGGAAGGCACTGCAAGCGCCGAGGACGCGGTCAAGAGCCTGATCAAGCAGGTAGCCAAGCTCGCGCTACAATTCGCTGTCACCAATGCCTTCAAAGGCATTACGGGCTTATTCGGCAACGCCAAGGGCAACGCTTACGACAAGCTGGCGTTGCCATATGGCGTCTACACAGCTCCCACGGTTTTTGCTCTGCCAGAAGCGGGCCCGCTCAAGCGCTACGCCAAGGGAGGCATTTTGGGCGAGCGAGGAGCTGAGGCGGTGATGCCGCTGGCGCGGATGGCTAATGGAGATCTGGGTGTGCAGTCCAGCACGGTCACGGTTCAGCCTATCGTAAACATCACAGAGACAACCGACACGACAAAACAGGGAACGGTGAAAACGAGCACTAATAGTAATGGCGAATCAGTGATTGATGTGCTTATTGCTAAGGTTAAAGCTGAATTCCAGTCTGATGTAGGCTACGGCGGGACCTTCTCCAAAGTTATGGAGCAACAATATGGGCTGCGGCGTTCGTTAGGAGCTTACTAAAATGGCGGCATATCCAAGTACACTCCCAAGTCCTACAATTGACTCTTATTCGATTACGCCGTTTGATCCAACAATCCGTACGGATATGGCGAACGGGTTGGCGAAAGTCAGGCGTGTTACTCGCAGGCGTGTAGACACAATTTCTGTACGTTGGACATTTACCAGAGTGCAGTTTGCTGCTTTTCGCAATTGGTGGCATGACAGTACTGGGGCGGATGGTGGAGCGGCCTGGTTTAATATTAAATTATACTCGGGTGTCCCAAGCTCAGGTGCGGCCGGTGGAGATTGTGAGCAACAGAATAAAGCACGATTTGCCGGCCCTTGGGCAGCTTCTCCGAATACTGCTTACTACTTCAATGTTACCGCCGACCTGGAGGTGGTAGATGCCTGATACAACACTGAGTCAGGCAATCAAAGAGGCTTACGCCACAAAGCCAGAGATTGTTATTTATCATACTCTAGAGTTTAGCCATCCCAGTCTTGCTAATTCGATTAGAGTAGTGCAGGGGTTTCACGACATTACTGCCGAGGGGCAAAACTGGCAAGCAGTTCCGTTTGAGCTGGTATTGCCTGAAGTTACTGAACTGTCTCCACCAAATATTTCTATCAAAATTGACGCAGTGGCTGGCTACATTTTAGAGGCAATTGAAACCATCGCCGCTACGATGACCAATGACCCAATCAAGGTGACCTACAGGGCGTTCTTGGAAACTGCGATGGGGGCCCCGGCCAATCAACCGCCACTGTCATTGTCACTTTCTGATATCAGTGTAAACGAGTTTTCCGTAACTGCTACTGCCAGCCTGTCTCCATTGAATAATAGGAAATGGCCACGACGCATTTACACTGACGATGATTTTCCAGGATTGCTCAGTGTCACTTCCTAACTGGACAAACGATTATCTTGGGCTGCCGTTCATTGTGGGTGAGCGGGACTGCTGGTCATTCTTTAGGCAAGTGCAGAATGATCAATTCAAGCGTAAAGTGGCAGCGATTGATATTAATGCCAAAGACACTCTGGCAGTTATGCATACCGTGGCAAACCATTTAGAAAGAAAGCTATGGTTTGAAACGGATGATCCTCAACTGGGTGATGGTGTTTTAATGGCAAAGGGCGAGCATCCTTTCCATGTCGGTTGCTATATCGGATCAGACTATATATTGCATTGTATCGAGCCAATTGGTGTAATCCTTCAGACCATCGTCAGCTTGCGCCTTCACGGCTGGCAGAATTTACGGTTTTATCGTCATGCATCTTGTTACGTTCAATAATCCTTTCGATCCTGGCGACCATACTGTAACGCCAATCGAGCATCCGTGCTGGCTTGCTGAGCTTAGCCCAGAGGAAGATGAGCGTGCCTATATCATGCTGGTCAACGGACATCCGATCTTGCGTAGTGATTGGGACGTAACCTGGATTGACGGTAATGACCTAGTAACGGTTGGTTATCTCCCAGCAGGCGGCGGTGACACCAAAGACATATTTCGTGCGGTCGCATTGATTGCTGTTGCGGCTGTTGCTTGGTGGGCTGGTGGAGCATTGGCCGCCGGGCTCACTTCATCGGGCCTAGTTGCGTCTTCTACTGCAGCTACTGCAATAGGTGGTGGACTTTCACTTGCTGTTGCGGCTGGTGGATCAATCCTTGTCAATGCGTTGATCCCAGTCACTTCACCCTATGTAAAAGAAACGGCAGATAGTACTTTCAATCAGTCCCCAACTTATTCAATTAGTGGTGGAAATAACACTGCCAGACTGGGGCAAGTAATTCCTGTTCAATATGGCCGGATGAAGTTCTTCCCGGACTTCGGTGCTGCTCCTTGGACTTGGTATAGATGGAATGAGCAGGATTTATATGAACTGCTTATACTTGGAGAAGGCGAATACGCGATAGAAAGTATCGCAATTAATGACGTAGATATAAGCAACTATACCGATGTTGCTTGGAGACAATACGGACCAAATGAAGATCCGGATTTATTTCCTACCCAAATATTTTCCACAAGTGCTGGAAATCATTTATTGGAGAACATGTACCAGCAGGGGTCCGGTGGTGAGCGATGGTCCCCCGCTATAATTGCCAATCCAGCCGGGACGATATTAAATGGCGTACATATTGATATTAATGCTCCAGCTGGCGCTTATCGTATAGAGGAAGATACGGGTGATATAAAAGATATTCCAATAGGCATCAGAGCAGAACTTAGACATATCGATCAATCCGCTAATCCAATATCACCCTGGACTTTGGCTGGAGAATGGTGGGTCACTTATAGTACTAGAGAGGCTATTAGAGTCTCGTATTCTTTGACAGTCCCAGCTAATTGGCAAAGAGTGCAAGTCCGCGTATGCAGAGTTGATAAAACAGTTAGCTCTAGTGAAAGAGTTGTCGATAAGTTTTATTTAGAAACTGTTAAAGGCGGGACATTTACTTCAGCTGGTAGTTTGGCGGCCACTAGCAAGCTTGCTATAAAAGTTAGAGCTTCAAATCAGTTGACTAGTCAAACGGCGGTTAAAGTTTCAGTAATTGGAACTCGCAAGTTAAAGCTGTTCCGCAATGGTGCATTTCAAACGACGGCCACAGCTACGAGAGGGTGCGGTGATGCGCTGATCGATGCGTTGACCAATGACGTATATGGTGCCGGGCTACCGATCACGCGCCTTGATATTCCAGCTATGCTGGCGTTGAATAATATAGAATTCGACGGACGTTTTGATAGTTCATCTACAGCTTGGGAAGTAATTACCACGATTGCTAAGGTTGCGCGGGCAGTTGTCTATTCCCAAGGTGGTTTGCTGCGTGTTGCTAGAGATACTGGAAAAGGCCCCACTGTTGCGGTTTTCTCTTCCCGCAATATTGTAGCTGGTAGTTTTGCTCTTGATTATGTAGTCCCAACGGAAAATACGGCAGAAGCTGTAAAAGTAGAGTACTGGGACGAGACAGTATGGGCACAACGATATGTGTCCGTTCGTTACGATGGCGCACAGCTTAGCGAGGAGGACGTAGAGGCTTCTGTTAATCTATTTGGTTGTGTTAATAGAAATAGGGCCTATAGCGAGGCGTGGTATTTAGCTCGTTCTAATCGCTATAGACGTAGACTGATTTCTTTCCAAACAGAGATGGAGGGATTTATTCCGTCACTCGGCGATGAAATCAGTGTTAGCTATGATATGCCCGGTTGGGCAAAAAGCGTAGACATCAAGGCTTGGCTGAATTCAACTACAGTACAATTTGCCGAAGCAATTGATTGGGCATCAATCGGCGGCGGCGCAACAATTGCGTTTCAAGGTGCAGATAATAGCCGACTAACCGCTATTGGAGTAACACGTGGGTCTGCAGATGACATAGGCGTATTGGTTAGTGCTCCAAGTCAAAGCGTTATTCCTGGTAAGCAGTTTGGAGTAATCGCCACGACCTCTAATTTTTCACGTGTTGCTATTGTCACTAAAGTAACGCCAGCCTCTTTGCATTTGGTGACAATCGAAGCGATTATTGATGATACGCGGGCACATGATAATTCACCGACCCCGCCGACTCCTACTCCACCGATTCGGCCTTGTCCAACGCCAACCGTTGTGGGTCTCCAGCTTTCTGGATTTCCTGGCTATGTCATAGTAGCTAATTGGGATGCGGATAGCTGTGCTAAATATTTTGTTGTCGAATACGCCCAATGGACTGGGGCGACTCCGCCAGCAACAGGCTGGTATAAAGCGGGGAACTACAATTACAAAACTGCACGATTCACATCTGCTATTGGTGGAGACATTTGGGTTCGAGTAGCGGCTGTCGGTGATAACCAAGGAGCATGGGTATATAGCAATACTAGGGCCATAGCTGCTGGAGTTCCCGGAAATCCAACTGGCGGTCCACCAGCTCCGACCAATATTATTTGTACTTCATTCATTGGCGCGCTATTACTGGAATGGCTAAACCATCCATCAGCCGAAGCTGTGCAGGTATTAAGGGCACCGGTAGCAGATGTAGCAAGAACAGAACTAATTGCAACAGTACGGCATGCCGAACGATATTTCGACCGGTCAATGCCGCAGCTTGGCATTCCGTATTACTACTACCTGCGGAGTGTTGATGTTAATGGTCTGGTTGGACCGGAATCAGTAGTTAAAAGCTGTATTCCAGACAGGTATGTTAAAGATGTAATTGATGAAATACATGGCGTCATCGACAAAAGTTGGCTTACCCAAGAGCTTATTCAATTTATAACCTACGGAAATCCATACGCGCAAGAGATCTCCGATAGGCTAGACAGCATTCAAGGAGCACAACCTTGGGACTCAACCAGAAATTATAAAGCCGGTGAATATGTTACTTTCAATGGCGATTTATATCTGTCAACACAGCCAAGCTTAAATAAGCAACCCGATCAAAATCCTAATGAATGGCACAATATTGGCCAATATGCCGGAGCATTGGCGGCGTTAGGCGTTCGTATTGATACAGTAGTAGCGGAGGTCAATAAACAATCCGGAGATATTAATAATCTTGCTCAACAGATAAATGCTGTTCAAGCAAACCAAGGAGTCCATAATCTCTTAAACGATCCGCAGTTTGAATATGATACAACGTGGACGTTTTTGAGTGCTGATGTTACTGGCCCTGCCGTCAAATATGCTACTTATACTAGCGGGCTCTTTGGCGCACGTGCGTTAAAAACAGGAGTAGCGTCTAATGAGCGAACAGCAAGACTGTCGTCTACTGGTGCCACCATTTCAACGAGCTATGTGCAAATTGCTCAGTCTCCTTTGCCGGTAGAGGTAAACAAACGGTACCAATTCTCTGCTTATGTTGGCGCGTTACCACATGCAGTTTCTCTTTTCATTCTGTTTTATGATTCGGCCGATACACTCTTAACTACGGAATCAGCAGTTGTAGCAGCCACTAAAAGCGGCGGCAATGCACTCACCGACTGGGATCGTCCGGTAGTGTTTGGTGTTGCTCCTGCTGGTGCAGTTTATGCGCGTGTTATCATACGCATAACTCAGAATGGCACTGCCAGCCAGAGTAATTTAACCGCCTATATAGTTCGCCCCATGTTTGCTGTTGCCGGGGCGACCCAAACTGAGCCCAGCACTTGGGGTCCGGGCTTGTCTGCAGCGGCGGAGGCGTTTAATACACTTAGGTCACAAGTCACTACAATAGACGGAAGGGTCACGGCAAATGCAACGGCTATCACAGCGGCAAATGCAGAGTTAACTGCTCAAAATAATCGGATTACTGGCAATGCGAACGCGCTTACTACGCTAGACACAAAAGTAACAAATATCGATGGGAAGATAGCTGCAAACGCAACGGACATCTCAGAGCTTCGGGCGCAAACCGGAAGCGCGAACCTACTTAATGACCCAATATTTGAATCCAAATTGGGTATAGCGTGGTTTAAAACATATTCAGCCGGAGTTGTTGGACCGAGCTATTGGCAAGGGAATTCTTCTGATTGGAATCAAATTCTTTATACTCAAGAGACCGGAATAAATGCTAGTGCCGCTTCAATACCAGCAAACAATCATGTAGGTATATATCAACTTGTTTCAGTTATAGGCTCTACTTGGTATGCGCTTTCTGTTCATTTATCGATACTCAATACAACGTGCAGGATTGCGATTACTTGGTTAGATGTAAATAAAAATGTGATAGTTGTCTCATCCAGAGACATTGTTCCTACAACGCCAGCTGATGGACCGTCTTCTATTTATTGGCCTCGCTTTTTATTAAATGCCCAGTCCCCGGCTAATGCGCGGTTTGCTTATATCTATTTACTTAACGTCGGTCCGGCCTCAGGAACGCACACTGTATTTTTCTTTAGGCCACAACTTTGGTACTCAACTGCGAAAACTACTCTTCCTCCCCCATGGACTCCTGGAGAAAACCCTCCACTGTTCGCTGCACTCAAGCGCGAAGGCATGGCATGGGCCGATGGTACAGGCGGCGGAGGTGTAAAATATACAGTCAAGGCGGAGATCGAGGACGGCGATAATATCGTTCAAGCCGGTTATGGGCTTTCAGTAGTAAAAGAAGACAATCAATGGGTTTCTGATTTCTTTATTAATGCCAATAGATTTGCGATACGTGACCCGGCGGCTGTTCCAGGCACTGGTTTACAATATCCATTTGTTGTAATGAATGGCAATGTCTATATGCGTAATGCATATATACAGAATGCCTCAATTGACAACGCCAAGATTGCTAACCTGGCAGTCACAAACATTAAAATGGCGGAGTATTCTAACGTACTCGCTGGAAATTTTAGCGCGCATTTGAGTAATGGCGGCGCTGCATGGTTTAATGTATGGTCCGGATCAGATTGGTCAAGCAAAAGAATACTGTTTTTTCTTATTGGGCACACCGATTTCTACCCTGATCGTTTTAGTGGCGGCTCAATACAAGTAGGATTAAAATCTAGTAACAATGATGCACTTATAGATTCCCGTTTTCATGGTTCTGCTGAAAAATATACCAACCTCATACAAGAAACAGGCATGGCCACCGTTTCAGTAAAAACGAGTGATGGGGAGGCAGGACGAAAAATAGTGTATGGTACGATTGCGGTTGATATACAAGCATCGGGCAATATTCCTTTTTATATTTGGTCTTATTACAATAGATGCAGTACCCCATATGTTCAGGTTAGTTGGATATTAGGGCAAAAATAATGAGACACGTAATAGTTGAGCTTCATACTGGCCGAATCATTGGAGAATACGATCAGGCTAATATTGAATATATCCCTACGGCTGACCCGGCGATTACGGCTGAAACATATTATTGGGATGGGGCAAAGCTTGCACCAAGGCCACAACAGGTAAGCCACTGGAGCAAGAACGTACTCGATGCCGATGGAACAGACCACATTGTGATTACCGGTCTGTCGCAACATGCAAGCGTGATGATACAAGAAACCGGGCGTGATCTACATGTTGATCCAACTGGATTAGTGCAACTCTCATTTACAGAGCCAGGTACTTATACGCTTGTAGTAGAAGACTTTCCGAAAGCCAAGTATGTTCAGCACATATTGGCGCGGAGTGTAACGTCTACGCCAGTTGCGTGGACTCCGCCGGCTATTACGCCTGTTATGCCATTGCCAGTTACTGGCGATGGACAGCATACCGTGATAGCTGGGTTTATATTTGATTTTCATGATGCTTTGGTTCCTTTGCCCGGTAAGACAGCAACGATTGTTTACAATGTAGGAGCCGCAGATATTACCGTGCCAGTGCCACTACAGGATTCATTGGCTGGTGACGAAGTATTGGAACATCTTAAAGATGCGTTGCTTCATGAAACAGGATTTTTAACTGTTTTTGTATCCGGCTATACGTTGCAAATTGTCCCTGATATGAACGTTGTTCTTAGTAAATTTGATGTGACAATAGCATGATAATTAACATTGGCCCAGACATAGATGAGCTACGCCATCGGTATTTGGCCGAAGGATTGAGCCATCTGTACGAGAAAAGCCCGAAGCTCAAAAAGGCACGAACGCTTGGGCATTTATCCAAGCATTCCGTACCAGAGCATTGGAAAGACCAAGTAGAAACGTTCTACGATGATATTATGACGGCGAGTACCGTTCCGGAGTGCCTAGCGCTTCTCCGGAAATGGCAAGAGAAGACGTGGGAAGAATAAGTGCCGGATCACGCGCTGCGCTCAGGGCACTCATTTGCAACCATCGCTCCATATTTTGTAGCCTCTATCGCCTGGTCGGCTCATGCCTACCGGCAGGCAGGTGTCCCAACTAGGCACCTTGATCTGCTGAAAAATTGGCTCCAGGTCTGTGGTCTTACGCTTGCCATTTGGTCTTACAGGCGAACGATACTTGCCAACGGTTTTGGAGCAGGACGTACAGGGGGTGGCATATCCGTTCAGCTCCCGGTAAGCCGCGCCGGTGCGAAGGCGCTCCAGCACATTGCTACGGGACATCTTCTGGACCCTGCCGCAGCACTCCATGCGCACGATGAATCTAATGTCGCCATCACCTTGGTCGCGTGGAGCGCGTAGCACGGTAATGCCGGCATCCGGGTAATGCTTAGTTTCAATCACTTTTTTCATTATCATACTCCATCACATATTTCTCCATCGATGCCAACCGCAAGCAATTAACGCAGGAGCTTCGCCATCTTTTTCAATCGTGATTTTCATGCTGGTCTCCGTTTTTCAGCCGGTTGGCGTGTGAAGCTAACATCTCGATTCCCGAGGCTTTGGCGATCACATCAGCCCATTCTTCACGGTGGATAGCCATCAGGATGTTTTGCCATTCCTGCCGTATTTGCCAGGCAACGCTTTCGTATTCGCTGTCGTGTACCATTGTCTTACCTTTAGAAAACCAGATATAAGATAGCTATCCATGCAGCTATTCCGAAAATGGCAGCGTAGATCCAGACTGCGCTTTTTGAAATGCGTATCATTTTAGATTTCCCCATCGACTCTTTTGAAGCTCACGCTTATACGCCTAACAGCCTCATCAAGCTTGTCTGCCCATTTACGATACCGCAAGGCATCGCTCGGTTGTTTGTGCGCAAGATGCTCGGCTTCGCGTCGCCAATCTGCTGCTGACACAGTAAGCTCTTTAATGACGGCCTCTGCGCTGTTTGGGGTGTAGTGGTAATGGTTTAGGATGCTGAAATATTCTCGGCTGCTTAGCATTGTTAATTTTCTCCACCAGTTTGGTTTGTCGCCTAAGTTCGCGCTCCATACGCTTCTGGCGAGCTTTTTGCTGGTGCTGCTCGTTGATCTCGTGAAGGCGCTGCCAGCGCTCCAGGTTGAAGTCCTCGGCCTGCCTACCGGCAAGGCAGGCCGCCGCAGGGAGCGCGAGGATGGCTGCGAGGAGGGTTGGGATTATTTGGTTCATTTGAGCATCGGCAATGTGCCGAGAGCCGCCAGGAACCAGATCACTACGCCGGGCAGGCCGAAGAATAGGCCGATTGGGAAAGTGATTGCCAGGATGGCGATGTTGATGAATTTGCGGGTGTTGGTCATGTTTAGTTCCTGGTTGGTGCCGTCCAGATAGAGTTCTCCGCCATTTGCACGGCTGACGCGGCCAGCAGCCGGCTAAGCGGTTCCAGGTCCAGCATCTGAGCGCGCTGACAGACCGTGAGGACCCGGTCGAAGTGGGTCTCCAGCAGCTGTTGAATCTGGTACTTGCCATCAACCACGCCGTCGATGATGTACAAGGCAAGGATTTCAGCGGCCTTGGCCAGGTGGTACAGGCCGATCAGCTCCAACGCGGCGGCCTTGGCGGTCGCCGGGTCCAGACCTTCGAGATACCGCTGCTCGAAGGCGGCTTGGGCACCGCGCAGCCGGGCCACTCCTTCGAGCACCGCATCGCGATCCGTCCAGCCCTGCTTGCGAATGAGCCGAAGCCAGACATCCAAGATGGTCGACCAGGTGCGCGCCCGCCAGTCTTCGGCGTCCAGGGGAAGACCAAGCCAGGGTTCTTTGGCGAGCCAGCGTGCGGCGTCCGCCCCCTTGTCGCCGAGCACAGCAAGCGCACCGGCCCGCAATAGAAAGACAGCCGTGTCTATAGGGTCTGCTGGCCTGCCTGCCGGTAGGCATGGCCTGGACAGTGCGCGCATCAACCGGAAGGCGTCAGCGGCACATTGACGAAGCTCCAGCTGCACTTGCTCGTCCTCTCCGACGCCGTCGAGCAGCAAACCGAGGGCCGCAAGCTCCAATGCCTCCGCCGCTCGTGCAACGAGCCGAGTGTCTTCGTCGATCGGTCGGTCCAGCAGCTCCCGGTGGATTTGCACCCGGCTGGCCTGCCGCAGGGCCTCCGCTCTGGTCGGGGCGATGAGGTCGAGCAACCGGCCTGCCTTGCCGGTAGGCAGGTGGCTCATGATCTGCCCTTCCAGGAGACATTCAGGGAGGTCTTCGCCACCAGGTCCTTGACCGCGGGGTCGATCACCCGGGCCTTGAGGTTGGAGAAGCGGTCGTACTTCTCCTCGATCCCCAGGCGCTGCTTGAAGTCCGCCACTGAGATCAGGAAGACCCCGGTGTCGGCGAACTGGACCAGCATCTCGAACAGGCGGATCGCGTAGGCGCTGCGCAGTTTGGCCACATCCTCGAGCCGGTAGCTGGTGAAGCGCTTGTGCAGCATGGTCAGGTAGGGGGCGATCTCGGGCGAGAA